GCGTGGGAGGCCGGATGGGTATAAAACAAAAATCAACAAGCTTTTAGATAAAGATATGACCACCGATGAAATTGTGGCAATATTGGATTGTAGCCGTAATATTGTAAATCAATATAGAAGAAAGCGGAAACTAGAACAGAACGCCGCGTCCTCCCATGCGGCGTAGATGAGGGGTTGGTTGGTTCCCCTCTCCCCCGTCACTTGACCCAATCAGGTGGCGGGGTTTTTCGTGGGGCCAGCAAGAACATCACACTCCGTCACAGGTTTACCTATGCGCTAGCCCCGACCTGCTTTATTTCACAATCAACCTACCGCGTAAATATCGTTTTCCTCAGTCCAAGTTAAATAGTTTTGCTTCATTAGTATTTTTGTTATTTCAATATCGTCTGTCAGCCTATGCTCTACCTTAATAAATTTTGGCCTCATATCAAAGCTAAAGCTCTTCAAGATATTTAATTCATGGCCCTCAGTATCAATTTTTAAAAAATCAATAACTGGAAGTTGCGATTTTAGCATCACGGTATCAAGCGTGTAACCTTGAACCGGAACTGGGGGCTTAAAATTGTTTGCATTTCGAGGATCATCACTGAGCCTTTTGCCTAAATGATTTGAGCTTGTAATGTGTGAGATACCTTTAGCCCAACCCCAACCGGCCGCAAGCGCAAGCTCAACCTCACCATCATGATCTGTTACAGCGCAATTTAAACACTGAACTTCATATCCATCAAAAATCTCTTGAACCCTTGGAAAGATCTCTGGGTTGGCCTCACAGACCATGCCCCTCCAACCATTCTTCGCTAACTGAAGACAGGTATCAAAATCACAAGAACCAACCTCAATAAAAAAGCGCACTATGTAAGCCAGCCATAAATCTTATTTGTTTGGTCCATCCGATCTTGAAGGCCATGATACCCACCGTTTACGCGCTTGGTAATCTTTTCAATCGTGTCGGTATCGACGCCCTCATCTGCGATTTTAAAAAGTTTATTTTTCTCAAAGAACCAATAAGCAGTTTCAAACGCATAGTCGGTTTCAATCAAAGACGGATCTGTCATGACCTCTGGGAGCCTCATGTCAGAAGCGAATGAACGATAGTTATCTTTGCCCGTAAGCTGCAAAAATCCTCGCCCGATGAAAACACTCCCTTCGTTTTCTCCATTTCCCATTCTGTTGCTGTAAACCTTATCTGCTAGTGCCTTTGGGTTTCTTGCATAAGGCTCGGCATCAGACACGGTCTTGAAACGGGTAGGCCAAACCTTTCTAATCCTATCGGGAGAGCTATAGTAGAGGCTTTCGCAAACGCGAGTAAATCCACCACTCTCATGAGATGCTTGACCCAGTAGATGCGCTGAGCGCTCCGCTGATAGCCCAAAGTGCTTTGTGATGGCTCTTGCTGTATTGGGGCCAAAAGACCCATCTGTGGACGCTCCTATGCGCTCTTGCAGCTTTTGCATGGCTAAGGTCATTTAATCCTCCTGTGCGGGCTTCGTTCCAAAGGTGCGAACGTAAGTCATATCTTCGCTGTAAGCCTCTGCCCATTTATTCTCTGTGAAGGTTGCAAAGGTTATGAGCGCTTGATTGTCAGCCTCAAGCGTAAGAACGACCTCATCCAGAATGGCTAATTTCTCAACCAGAACGTCAATCTTGTGGGATTGCTCTGCGAAATACCAAGTTCCAGCGATAACTTGAGCGACCATTGCAGCGACAAGCGCCAAGGGAACCTTTACATCTGCCATTTTTATTTCCTAAAAAACTTCGTTGCAGATCGCACGGCGAAGCTACTCGCTACGATCACGCCCAAAGTGTATTGATACCACTCTGGCATTTTCTCCAATGCAGCGAAACCATCAGCCACAGCGCTGCGCCCCCACTCTCCAGTAAAACATAAAATCAGGGGCAAAGAAAAAAGCAAAACAAGATATTCGTCTTTCCATGAGTTTTGAGTTCCCTGAGCCATGATCCGTTCCCAATCAGCAACGCTTGTCTTTTCGCTGAGAAGTATCTTGGATTTGGTTTCTGCTTCAGTGAGCTTCAACTTTGCTTCCGCTGCGGTCTTATCCGCTTTGCCCTGCAACCAGCTACCCGCGAGGTTTGCTATTGGGCCTATGAATGCTTGTATCATTTTTCTGAACTAAGCCACACTGCTATCGTGCCAGTCATGGCGCCACTGACAACTGAAATCATTGCAGATTGTTGCGTACTTAAATCTTCGAGGCTCATTCCCCAATTTATGACCTTTATATACATGATAGTCATAACCAACATCATAATTCGTGGCATCAGGCGATATTGAAGGATCTTTTCAAACGTGTTTGCCATGTCAAACCTCTATGTTTATCTTAGTTCCCTGCGGTCTATCCGCTGTAGTCTTGCGCCCAAACCTATCATAACTTTGCTGCAAGTCCAATGTTTGCTTTGCCAGCGCCTCTAAGTGGCTGTGATTAGACCTATGTTCTTTTTCCACCCTCTGCTCTGCCAAATGTGTTTCGATAGCCTCACGCGCTCTGGTTTGCTCATGAATGTGTGACCCAACATTGAAGGGCATAGATCCAATTCCGCTCAAGCCATCAGCCATCAAATTCGACCCTGCTTTGCCAGAATGATCACAATCGTTATTCCAAGCATAATCGTCACAATGATAGTTGCGCCGCCATAAATAACGATGCGCTCAACCATCTTTGCCTTTCGTTTTCTCTCCGCTTCCGCTTTTGCCTTACGATCCTTCCTTGCTTGCACCCGTATAGCTTGCAATTCACCCCATGCGCTAAAACCTCTGGTTGCAATTACGATCTGACGAAGCTCCTCCTCGGCGTCCTTGGCCCTCTGCAAATTGACAAAGGTTTCCATAGCGTTTTCATCTGAACCAGAAAAAAGGCTGTTCTTCTTTTTTTCATGCGCTGCGCGCAAATCATCTACGCCATCAAAGAACTCTCCGATTTGTTTGGTTACGTTGACCAGTTCCTTGCCCGCTGCCACCGCAGATTTTACGGCCGCGAGCGCTGTAAATGGATCAATCATGTATCACGCCCCACAATTACATACCGAGGGCAATCTGCCTCTGGGATTATTCTTATGACCTTTGGGTAATGGTAATAAAACGAAGGCGGCGGGCATCCATAACGACACGCCTTGAACATCACCCCAAAGGGATACATTCCAAAAGCGATTGAAGTTAGGGCGCAAATCATGCCCCCACCATATCACATTTTATTTGCGGGCTAAATTCTGAACGTCGCGTCTAAGCTCTTTTTGCTCATCGCGCATTTCTTTGAGAAGATATTTGATGTCATCATAGCGAGCCTCAAGAACAGCGATCTTTTTTTGGTTGGTAAATACAAACCTTAAAATCGCGCCCAATGCGGCAACAATAGCTATGCCAGCGGCAACAGCGGGAGAAAGTATTGCGTCACTCAATTTCATAAGGCCTCCGTACAGCTAAATGAGAAGCCGTACTTGCTAACATGATCTGCATCCCACCCCAGATCGTTACTATCCATTCTCATTACCGCCGTTGTACCAGATATTGAGGCAGATGTAGACCCGCTAATTGCTACTTTTAACGATGGCTCGATTGTAGCGGTTCCCGTTCCTGACATATCTGCAACAATCATATGAAGCTGAGATGTGGCGCTGGTTCCAAACTGCACATAATCGCCAGCCTTCAAAGTGCCGTTAAGGGTCAGGGGAATAGTAGTATCTCCGATTGCATGGGTTCCGCTTGTAACCGATACCGTTGTGGCTGTGCCAATATTTGACTGCCCGTCAGGATCGCCCATCAAAAACGTATTGGCCCGCCCGCGCAGCTTCAAAAAGAAGGCTTGCCATGCGCCCGCCTGAGAGCGCTTCATAGGCGGCAAAGTAACAGTTGCTTGCCAACATGCCATTGAATACTCATAGACCTGCTCATGGCCGCTAAATGGGCTTCTGCTTTGCGCCACGGCCCGCTTGATCGACCAAGTGGACGCTGAGAACGCTGGGGTGCTGGGCATTGTGATAAGTGCCATTACGAAAGAACCTGTCCAAATGAGCCGCCGCGCCGTTTTCCATCCGCGACCGCCGCCAGTGTATCCTGTTTTATGACTGGCAGCAACGAAAGCATTTCAGCGCGAACCGTTTGAGATACCCCAGTTTCAACATTGATAGTTTGATTGACCACCGTAGCGCCGCCCTTCATGGCGTTTCTGGTATCGTGAGCGTTTTTAATTGTTCCTGATGAGGCTGGAATAATAAGCTCTGGGCCGCGCTCTCCGACAAGGTAGGGTCTGCCCCTAGACATTGCGCCGCCCGTTGCGCTTTCTTGTATAGCTCCACCGAAAGCGGTTCCCTTTCCCGCTTTAAAACCAGAGCCATCGTAACGCAAAGGAACCCCCATCGCCCGCAAGATTGCGTTCACAATTAAAAGCTTGATAGCTTGAGCAATCATATCGCGCACAAAAGCATCAAACATTTTCTGGAAATCTCTAAACGTAAGCTTGGCACCTTGAGACATATCGGCTAATGCGCCCGAAATATTATCTGCCATATTCAGCATTCCATTTTCGAAATCGCTAAACAAGGGCAAAGTTCTTGCTTGCTCAAGGGCCAAAAGCGCCATAGCTGCCCTATAATCTTCTTCGTTTACCGCACCCGCTGCAAGTGCTGCATTTAGGGCAGTTTGACTTTTCTCAAATTCATAATTGTTGTCTATATTGGCTCTTACAAAATCCACCCCCTCTTGAACTAATTCCTGATATTCTTTCAGGGCTTCCGCTGAAAGCTTTACAGAATTGGTCAAAGCTGTCTGAGAAGCTGTAAGTTCAATATTATCAATAACAAGCTTTTGGGTAAGATTGTCTGTATGCCCAAGGGCAATCAGCCTTTGAACTTCTATTTTCCCAAGACGATCCGCTTCGCCAGCAAGCTTAACATTTGCGTCGAATAATTCTAATTCTTTTTTTACATGCTCTGCGACAAGAAGGTTTCCAGATTTTGTAAGCTGATTAATATCCGCTTGCATCTGTATTCTTTTCGCCATTACGGCGTTTTGACCAGCGATTTTCTGTTGCTGTTTAGAAGCCTTGAATGGCTCGCTTCCACCGCCCCCCGCATCCGCACCAGCACCGCCCGCATCAGGCCGTTCTTGAAGCAATTTTTGAAGATCAATCTGTAGCCTTAAATCTTCTGCCCTTGCGTTTAAGTCTGCTTGCAAGGCGTTGAATAAATCTTCTGTTGAGCCTCTAAAATTATTTATATCAAAGCCAGCATTCCTAGCAATGTTTTGCAAGAAATCTGAGTTTCCCTCTGCGTCCGAAAGATTATTCAATAAATCTTCTGTCTTTTCTAGCTGGCGATTGAACATCCCAATGCGATCCGCAGGGGTCAAATCAATCAAGCCAAGCTGCGCCAAGAATTTACGAGTTGCATCTGTAAGGCTTCTGAACGTGGTCACAAGGTCTTTTGCAAAGGGAAGCAAAATAGTTCCAAGCTCAACCCCGACCTCAGAAAGCTCTGCTTTAAGTGCTTTCATTTGGTTTGCAAAGCTGTCTGCGGTTCTCGCTGCGTCTCCCTGCGCGTCAGTTGTGCCCGCAAGAATTAAATTTAAACGGGCTTGAACCTTTTGTGAGTTTGATACCGCGTCACCTGTGGCGGTTATACCCATCCGCAAAAGCTCTTGCTTCAAGGTTGCCTCAGTTATGACAACGCCGAAACGTCTGACCGTCTCATGGTTTCCAACCAAGGCGCTTTGGAACGCCTCCATAGTTTCGGTATCGTTGGCGTTGTTGAATGACGCAACGTCAACAGCCAGCTTAGTCAGATCAACAGAAAGCTTTGCGGCCTCGCCCCTTGCAAAACCCATTGGGACAAAGGTGTCTTGGATACTTGAGGCCATAAGCTCAAGCTCATGAGTAGAGCGGCCAACCTCATTTCCAAAAGCCTCTAGTGCCGCAACGGTTTGATCTCTGAAAGCCCCGAATACGACCTTAGACTTGCCCTGCATTTCTTCAACATCAGAGGCAAGGTTTACAAGCGCCATACCCGCTCGCGCCCCTTGCTGAACAATAACCGCTGCAACGGCGGCTTTCATCGCGGTTCCGATGCGCTTGAATGCGCCAGCTATGCCTTGGGAAGATTTATCAACGTCTCTTTGAACCTTATCCAAAGACCGCTTTAAATCAGACATATCCGCTTCAATGCGGACTAGAAGGGTATCAACTGTTGTAACCATTAATCTGGATACCTTTCCATTAAGTCCTCTAGCTCATTCCTATGAAGGGGCGGCGGCGCTCCCCCAGAATTGAACTCTGCAAAACCTTCTAAAGCAGCATAGAACTCAACAAGGCTCATGTTCCAAAAATCATCTGGCCTCATCTGCATTTTTCCCAGACCGATTTGCATGAAATCAGCCCAAGGAAAATTCTCTACGCTGCTCCCGCCGTTGCTTCGTTTCCCTCGTCTTGCCCCGCGTTAAGGGCAGAGGCTAATACCTCACCACAAACCCGCATTGCATCAGCCAGCCCAGCATCCCAGACCGCCCTCTGAATATCCTTCATGGAGACATCATTGCCGCCGCCCTTCACAATCGGATGAATTATGCCGCAAATTTCTGTTGTGGTAAGATCGCCCTCAGTGAGCTTTCCTAGAATTTTGATAATTCCGTATCCACAAAATGCCTCAATCCTCGCCAGCCCGTCCATTGTCACCCTTGAGTTCCAAGTTTTTTCGCCCAGCGTTATGAGCATTTCCCCGCGATTTGGGTTTGTCATGTTTCACTTCCT